GGCCTTGTTGTCGAGCGCCTCCGTCATCGCGTCGCCATCGGTGGGCCTCGCGGCGCTGACGATGGGCGCGTCGTTGTTCATCATCGCCAGGCGACCGCTCTTGGTGTTGCCCCCAGTCTTGCGAGAGGCTTCGGTGAACTTGATGGCGTCGGACACCGACTCGTTGATCACCTTCACCACCTGGTCGAACGCCTCCGGCGTGACCTGCCCAGAGAGATACGGGTCCAGCTCCCACGTACTGACCACGATCTTCCGCAAGCTGGACAAGAACTCGTTGAGCAGCTTCACCAGGCGGTCGAATGCGCTCTTGTCTGCCGTGCGAAGCTCGGCCCAGAAGCTGGCGTCTTGGGAGGCGCCACCGTAGATCCTGGCCGCGCCCTCCTCATATTTCTCCGCCGCGCTGAGGTGCCCATAATAGAGGCTGTTCCTCATCATGCGGGACTTCGATATGCGGTACCCGGACTTCTTCATGGCCCGTTCGATCTTGCCTCGCATCCCGAAGTTCGCACCAAGCACATGCACGATCTCGTGCGTGACAGTACGCAGGATGCTGAGATGACCAAAGTCGCCGCTATTTATGTTTACCGAGATCGAGTTCAGGTCGGGCGAGTAGCTGCCGCCCAGCTTGGGATTGGCGCTGACCACCAAGAGCCTGACGCCCATCTTGTCTAGCAGGGCCCGCATTTCAACCATCAGGTCATAGACGCTATCGGACATCTTGGCTTTGAAATTCTCGATGGGGCCCAGCTCAACCTTGCCGGACAGGCCCATCTGGCTCAGCCATCTATTCACGCTGGCGGCTTCAGCGGTGAGCTCCTTGGCGGTGGGTTGCTCAGTCTTGAGCTTCTCCGACTTCGCGGCCTTCTTTGGCTTCGGCTTCGCCTTCGGCTTGGGGGCGGGGGCTTTCTTCAGGGGCTTCTTCTTGGCCGGTGCCTCCTTGCCGCGGGTCTCAAGGCCGAGGTCCTTCGCGGAGCCCTCGTGTCTCACGGGGATGGCGTCCTGTCCGAGAACAACGAACACGCCGGGGCCAGAGCCAAACTCCGGCCTCACCAGGTACCCGTCGTAACCGGCGTCTAGCACGGCTGCTTCGAACGAGGCGTGGTCGTCCTTCGCGTCCGCCATCATCTGCCTCATCAGGGTCTGATTGGCGAGGATGTTGTCGAACTGCTGCGAATGAACTTCCCCGCCCACTCCCGGCTCCGGCCGGGGTGCGGTCTTGAACGGCTCGGCCTCGTAGAAGTAGGACCGCTTCTTGATCCTGGGGTCCTTCGCGTCGTTGAGAAACTTGGCCTCGGCTCCCTTGCGGCCGGTGCCATACGACGCCCCGCTCAGCTCAGTCCGGGCCTCCTGCGAATAGTGGATGCCAATTACGCTCATCGCTCCCGGCTGCTTCCCCTTCTCGGAGAGCACAATCCCTTGACCCTTCCTCGGGGCAATGAGCTGGCCGCCCTTGTAGATATGCCTCTTCGGCTTGGTCAGCTTCTTCTTCTTCTTGGGCGGTGCCTTCTTGAGGGGCTTCGCAGCCGGAGTAGCCCCGGCCGCAGGGGCCACATCCGCCGGAGGGGTCGGCTTAGGTGTGGTCTTATCCTGCGGCTTAACCGTCGGGGCCTTCTCTTTGGGCTTGGTCGCTGCGGGCTTCTCGGGCTTGGGCTCTTCTTGCTTCGGCACCTTGGACTTGGCTTGTTCGCGGGCCATGGGGATCGCGTTGCTCTTGTCGTCCTTGTGAACCTGATTCATCGCGCGAATCAGCTCTTCGGACATAACCGGAGCCGGGCTCTGGCCCTGCTGGACGGTGACGGGGATACGGGCGACAACCCACTCGGGGATGCCGTACTTCTCGGCTACGCGCTTCACGGCGCCGACACCGATATCTCCGCGCTGGTACAGCTCGATCGTGACGTATGCGAGCGCCAGCTTATCGTCAGCGTTCAGCACGTCCTCGGCTGTCAGGTCCTGGCCCATCTGGATGAGCTGTTCCGTGCTCATGGTGCCGAAGAAGGCGTCGTTCTGCCGGTGATGCAGCTCGTCCACCAGGACGGAGTACCGGAAGATGTCCATCCTGTCAGACGTGCCGGCATTCACCTTAGACTGCAAATCATGTACTGCTTCCTCAACTTGCTTGTCGGTGAACGCAGCCACGGCGTCACGGAGCCCGCCGATCTCGCCCGGGGTGGCCCCTAGGGACGCCTCTAGCGCCTCGTCCAGGTTCTTGACCCTCGCGGCCTGCACCTCGATCTCCTTATCCCCGGCCTTCTCTAGGGAGCCGTCAGGGGCCTCGGTGGTGTCATCACCCTTTTCGACCCGCTTCCCGTGCTCTCTGAAGGACATGCCGGCCTTGCGGCCGAACAGCATCGCAGCGGAGAAACCGATGATCCCACCGATCCCACCCTCCTCCCAATGCGAATCCCAGTTCTCGTGGGCCGTCTCGACGAATCCAGTGGGCCCACCCGTCGCGCCGCGCTGCATCACCCAGTCGTCCAGGTAGCCCTGGTAGATTTCCTGCCCACCCTCGGTGGCGGCTTCGATGACTGCCTTCTTGAATAGGCGCATGCCGGAGAACAGGGGCGCGTTCATCATGGTGGACACGGCGATGTTCGGAAGGATGGCCCGCTGGGCCTCGGTCGCGGCCTGCTCCAGGGACATACCCTCGTCCAGCTTGCGGTCGATCTGCGAACCGGCCTCCATCATGGCTTCGAATGAGCCCATGGTGACACCGCCGGCGATCATCGGTGCGAACTTGCCGAGCTTGCCGGCCTTGTGCGCCTTGGTCAGCAGCGACGCCACCTTGCCAATCTTGCCAACGCCCATGGCGGGGATCAGTAGGGTGGCCATGAACCCGGCACCATTCGCGAGCTTGTCGACGAACGACGGGTCGGCCACGCCGAAGGTGTCCTCAAGCACGTCAGACCCGGCCCGGCCCCATTCCACCATCTTCTCGTTGCCGGTAAGGCCGCCGATAGCCGTGAGCAGGTCGGTCCAGCCGCCGGTAAACCCATGCGCGAACGACTTGAAACCGTCGAGCACCACGTTCTTGTCGCCGTTTTCTCCGATGGCCTTCGAGATGTTGTCCACATAGATGCTGTGGTCTTCGCGCTTCTGCACGCCGAAGCCCGACCCACCCGAGAGCTGATTCAGCTTCGCGGATATGGAAGGGTCTACGATCTCTCCACCAAACGGCGAAGAGAATTCAACCTCGGCCACCGGCTTCGCGCCGCCGGACATGGCCTCCAGTGCCTCGATGATTCCCGGGTCGGTTATCTCTTTGGACACGTCGACTCCTACGGCTTTACCGAATTGAAGAAGTTGGTCGCTGCTCTCCCTACCGTTCGCTTCGCTCCGCCGAACATGTCAGCCGCAACGCCGGCTGTTTCGTCGAAGGCTCCGAGGATGTTCTGGGTTCCTTCGCCGAAGACCGAATCGCTGTAACTCGGCATTACGAACGGCTCGTTGTCTCCGAACGGACTCGGGGTGCCAGTATCGACACCAAGCGGGTCGGCGTCCAGCGGCTCTTCGTCCCTGGCCACGGCCTTGATGCGGCCGATCTTCGCGGCCTGGGTCGCGCCAGAGCTGAGCGCCTGGTCGGTGATCTCGGACTTGCGCTTCGCTTCTGCGAACCCAGCCACGTCCTCCTGGGTCACCCTGCGCCATTTTTCGTTGGAAGAGTCCTTCGCGTACAGGCCCTCGGGGATGTTGGCGTCACTGCCGTCCATCCACTGGTACTTGTGGTTCACCGGCAGGAGGGGCCATGCAGCCTCGACCCACTGCGGGGCCGTGGCGATGCCCGGCACGTCGACGTATGACTCCTGCTTGGTGACCTTGACCGACTTGAGCTTGTTCCCGTAGTCGTGGATCAACTGGTACTGGATCTCCGCTTCGGACATGCCGCGCTGCACCATGCCTGGGATCTTGGAGGCGAGCAGGTTGAAGTCCTTGAGCTTGTGGGGCTCGCCGCTCAGGTCGATCTCGAATACTCCGTCCACCAAGCTGCCCCGGCCGCCCACGATGCTGACCGCGATCTGGTTCGCGAAGTTCAGCTTCTGTAGCTCACGCTTCGCGAGCGCCCCGTCGCGCGCCTGGGTCTCGCTCATGCCCTGGCCCAGGTTGTCGCGGACGTCGTACAGCATCTCCATTTGCAGATTGACCTGCTCCGGCTGCATCCCGACGCCGGCCAGGTAGTTCTTGTAGTCGAGCGCGAACATGGAGAAGTGCTCGGGGCTCTGTAGGATCTGCGTCCGCGTCATCTTCAGTTCGTCCCCGAGCGCGGTCAGGGCCTGCGAAGCCGTCGCGACTTCGCCACCGATCTGGGAAACGGCCAGGCGCTGCTCGTGGTCAAGCTCGTCCTCGGCAGCGTCCAGGTACGCCTTGCGCGAACCGTAACCGGCCGCCTGGTGTGGGGCGCGGCGCTTCTGGATATTGCGAACATCCCCAAGGCCGTCCTCTTCGAACCGAGGCAGGACGATACCCTCCTCGTCCGCGGTGGCGGTGGCTGTCACCGAAGACTCGGCCAGCCCGGCGGCGGCAGGACCGGCGCGACGCGGAGCCTGCTCGGCGACCTGCGGCCCATAGGACGCCATGAAGTTGCCCACGTTCAGGTGTGGGGGAAGGATATCCCCGTAGGCTTCATTCCCCATCTGGAGGAACGACGCTACCTCTCTGACGTCAGACGGCCCCTGCATGCCGTCGATCATGGCCTGGGCCTTGGTCGCGAATTCTGTGGCCTGGCCAACCAGCAAGCGCGGCTCACTGGACGACCCAGACGATCCTCGCGCCCTGTTGGATGCGTTACCGACCTGCGCTCCCTGAAGGAAGCTACTGAGTGGAGTGTCGAACAGTCCCATGGTCGCTCCTTACGCCAGCTTCTTATTGAGGTAGCTGTTTTCCATCGTGGCAGCCATCCCGAGCAGTCCGAACCCGGCGTTCAACGGGTTGTCTTGGCCGGTCGTGGTCTGGCCGATGTTGCGAAGCTGGTCGAACTGCGCGTACTGGCCACCGAGGGTGTTCACTCTGTTCATCGCCTCGTTCGCGCGGTTGCCGGCGACCTGCTCTCCGGTCAACACGGCACTGCGGTTCACTTCGCCCTGGGCCGAAGAGCGGCCCTCCGCAAGGGTCCGTGTCTGATACAGGTTGATGCTGCCAAGCCCGCCGCCGGTGCGCGCCGTGTTGACGTCTAGCTGCTCCTGCTGTGCGTCGAACAAGCGGTTCACTTCCTGCGTGCCTTGAGTGCGGACGATGCCACTGATCTTCTTGAAGACCTCCTCCCGGGCCTCGGGGCTCATGGCCTCAAGCGCGCCGGGGTACATCTTCATGATTCTGCTGACTGCCGCCTGCTCTTCGGGGGTGTATTCCCTGCGAATCGCCTCAGTGCTCTGCTCGCCGCCTCCGCCGAACAGCCCGGCAATCGCACCGAGCCCTGCTCCGACTGGACCGCCCATCGCGAGCCCTCCGGCCGCCCCGGACGCCGCCCCAGCTACGCTAAATGACATCGCCGTACTCCTTGTCAAAGTCCGAAGCCGTCAAGCCCAGAACGTACAAATCTTCTGGGGAGTCGCTGCGGCGGAAGTGAACCCCGTCGCGAATCTTCCCCTCCATCTTGAACCCGATGGCGCGAAGCGCCTTCTTGGTGCGGCCTCGCGAATCTGGCACGTATGCGCTCAGCCTACGGAACCCGGGTTGTGCGAATATGTCTTTCAACATGCCAACCATCGCCCCGCGAAGCTGCTCTCTGTAGTCGTCAACTGAGCGGAAATACTTGGGTACCGGGATGAGGTCGATGGAACCGGTCGCTCGTGATTCTTGAATGTTAACGAACACTTTTCCAACGACCTCATCACCTTCCAACAGAACCGACTGGTCGCTACGCCTGATAGCGCAGCATGACGCGGCCGCCTCTAGCGGATTGACCGGCATGAGCCGGTGGCGAAGGATCATCTCAAGGATGTCCTCCTCGTCCCAGGCATAAGGGCCTAGCGTCCATTCCATGTTATCCCCTCCCACCCTTCATGTGGACATCGAGGCTGGCGCCAATGATGTCAACGCCCTGAGTAGAGTCGTCGTAGAACCTGAACCGCCGCAACCTGGAGATCCCAGTGAGGGCGTACCGTATCAGGGCCTTGCCGGTGTCGTTCCAAATGAATCCGTCCCACAGCGCGGATCCCCAGTAGGCGCCCTCTGAGCCGCGAATCACCACGGCGTCGCTCGCCTCCGTCCAGGACCCGTCGAAGTCCGCGCCGTGCTCGATCGAAAGTGTCCCGCGGCCATTATCGCCGAACACGATGGTCAGGTAAAGCGCGCGCTTCGCGAACTCCACGCCGCCTCCGTATGGGCGCCAATTCGAGATGTACTCGAACTCGATCGCTTCGTCAGTCCATTCCACGCTCGCGCCGCCAACCATGTCGGCCGTCTCGCCGGATGTCGCCCCAGTGAGCTCCTGCCCGTCGGTCGGCAGGTCGCCAGAAATCAGGATCACTACCGCTGTACCTTCGTTGAGCCCGGACGAGTGGGTCATGCTGGTAATCCCCACGAGTCCGCCGGAGTATCCCAGGATCTCGGCCGGATCGAACGGACCGGTGGTGTTGTCGTATGCAATACTATACAGCCCCTGGGTGCTTCTGCTGTCAAACAGGCCGGTGTTCATCAGGTAGACGTCGCCGTCGAGGTTGATCTGGTAGGCTGACTCTTCTTCGTTCAGGGTGTCGCCGAACTTGGCCACGGAATTGTTCTCGGTGTATCGTCCATCCCAGACGGACCACCTACGCTGCTCGACTTCCGTCATCGCCGGATACATGGCGAATGCCCTGTCCGGCACGGTCGCGCCCTCGCCAGGTGCGAACCACATCACCCGCTCGTTCTCCCGGTCCCAAAAGCCGTGGATCTTGTCCCGGTTGGCTGGCGTGGTCTCGTCGATAGCTTCCTGTATTTCGAAGCAAAGAGAGCCGTGTACCAGGTCGCCATACCTGTCGGTGGTTCCGAGGCTTCGCGGCCCGTCCAGGCTCCAAAACAGCAGATCATTGCCGTATGCGAAGATACTGTTGTCACTCACTGCGCCGGAGTTGATCACGCGAACGAGCCCGAGGTTCTCGAAGGTGCTGCTGCCCGGGATGCCCGAGTAGATGAATATCTTCCGGCGCTTAAACACGACGATGTACCCAGAGAATTCGCGAACCCCGATAACCAGGTCCCCGTCCCCGCGATTGCAGTAAAAGAACCCGCCATCCAGCCCTGGATTCGACACAGCAGCCGCCTCGTCTGCCGCTTCGTTCGCGGGTGTCGTGGCGTCCTGGAAGCTGACCTTCCCGATGTGCCACGGAATGCCGAGGGCGGAGTAGTCGATACGATCAGGGTCCAACTCGAACCCGTAAGCGAACAGCCGCGCGGACTGACCTTCGCCGATGTACTCAATCCCGCGTGGGAAGTCAGTCACGTCACCGGCGGGCCAAGTTGCGCCGCCATCAGCGTTCGGATCTTCCCACCTGTCTGGGTAACCCGTGAACTGCTCCGACTCGGTGGTGGACCAGTTGGCCTTCGGCCAGCGGTGCAGGGCCGTCGGGAAGAACTCGGCGGTGCCATTATACCCGACGCTCAGCACGCCTTCGGCGAGCCACCTGGAGCCGTCCGGGTTGCACAGATAGAACGTCGTGGAGGTGAGCCACTCCACCCTCCACGGGTTGTCATCGATGCGGCCACCGACGGCCCCGGAGGTGCCGCTGATCTTCACCCAGTCGCCCTCGCTGTCCCCGTCGTATGTCACAGGGGAGTCGATTTCCACTATAACCGGGTCACCGCTGCCGACGCCGGCCACCGTGTCAATGGTGATAGATTCGCGGAACTGATCATTGGCGACCCCGGTCATGATGTGCGGCTCGTCCGTGCCATTGGTGACGTACAGACACTCTCCGAGATACTCCGTGATGTGAGGGTCTAGCTCGGAGAACGGGGCGTGGACTGACCTGTAGGTTTGACCGGCGGTGAACAGCAGCTCGATCTTGTCGAATTCGCCAGTGGAAAATTCATTGAGGTTGGGCACTCCGCCGCGAATGGCGAGCATGTACTTCTCGCCCGCCGACTGCTTAACGAGGGCCCCGATGAAGTCGCCGGCACCTTCGCCGTAGGGGCTGTAGACCGTGTCCCCGACCCCCATGGAGGCGAGCCCCGTCCGCTTACGAACGGACCCCTGCGGGCGGAAGTCGCAGTTCCTTGCCGTGCTGGCGAAGTCGATCTCCGCGAACACGTCGCGCTTCCGGGTGTTCAGCCCGCCGAACGTCATGGGCGGTATTTGGACTTTCTCTTCGTACCCTGCCATTACAGTTCGCCCCATTCGCTGACGTGGTTGAACTGGGTGTCCCCGGCCTTCTGTAGATACTTCGCCACCTCAAGAGCGAGCATGCCTTCGCCGCGCTGTTCGTCTGCCACATAGTCGCTGTACTCCAACGACTGCTTGTATCTGGAGAGTGCCAGATTGTGGTGCGCCTCAAGCAGGTTCGTGGGCAGCGGGATCATGTCGTCGTTCAGCGACAGGTCCTTCTGGAAGCCCCAGTAGGCGACGAGCAGATCCAGGTTCATCGAAAAACCCTCTTCTTCGTCGTCCAGGTCAATGTCCGGTATCGGGTAGATCCCTATCATGTCGCCGAAGATCGTGAAATGCTCCGGCACACCGCGCCATTGGTGTTGCTTCAAGTCAGCCATCTTTATGATCTGGGCAAGATCGGTTTCGGTCACCTGGGTGTCAATCGGAATGGCGATCCAAGGGTACACCTTGATGAGCCGCTGGTAGTCGACGAATCGAACCGGGCCGTAGTCGTTGGTGATGCCGCCCGTGTCTTCGTCGCCAGTGACGTTCGAGCACGTAAGGAGGTCAGTAGCCCGCGCCGCCCAATCAGCGGGGAGCTGATACCACATAATGTTGTTCTCCATGGCGAGGTATCCCCACCTGCCGCGGAAATCCCACAAGCAGGCGTTGTAGACCCGCTGCAAGGCGTCGTCCACCGCGGCCTTGGCCCGCTCAACATGGTTTGACTGCGAGCCGGTGATGCTCGTCGGCGGATCCTCGCCGCAAGACCTGATCACTCGCTGCACAGCCACGAGGTACGTGCGCCCCGCCGGTTGCCGATCACCCGCGTATCCAGTCTTGAACGCCATCTCAAACCTCTTTCTAAAAGGGGCCACTAGCCGTTACCGACTGCGGCCCCTACTGCCATTCGCAACCTTCGCGAATTGTTAGGCAGACGGAATGATCGAGTATCCGAAGCGTGGAGTCTCGTCAACGACTTCGCGTTCCTCCACCGCGCCCAGGGCGTCGGAGAGGTTGTAGCCATGCTTGACGTGCTGCACGTTCGCCATCGCGAGGACGTTGGTCACTTCCGGGGGGACATCCACCCAGACTCCGACCAGGACCTTGTACCGCCGCCCCGCGCAGTTGAACGACTGCCGGGTGGGCATGCCGTCAACCTTGTGGAGCTTGAGGCACGACCACGTAGGCTGGTAGATGCCATCATGCACGCACAGGTGTCCCATTGATCCGCCCTTGGGGTTCTCGTAGTCCTCCGGCATGGGCTTGCCCGGCCGGGGGATATCAACGTCAAGGGAGTCGTCCGCGATCGCCTTCATCCGCTCTTCACTCAGGGCCGTGTTGTCATCAGCCATTGGTTTTCTCCAGGTTTTACGTCCTGCGACGTGCGAATAGTAGGGGTGGGCAGTGATGCCCACCCCGCTCTTAGCCTAGTAGTACGCCTCGAAGTAGACGAGGTCGTCGGCCGCGTCGATGGCCGTCGCGGTCTCAAAGTTCACTCCAGCCGGACTGTCTTGGTCGCCGGCGAATGGAGTGAAGTAGATCCCCGCGGTTGCCCACGCCCGCGTGCCGGCCGTGACCTGCATATAGGCGGTGTAGGCTTCCCCACCCTCCAACAGCAGGCCAGTGGCCACGGTACTGACCGAGTCAGAGTCCTTGCGGTGCATCACGATCTTCGTCGGGACAAACCCGAGCGGAAGCGATCCGATGATGACCCCGGTGGGGTCAATCTCCCCGATCACTGGCGCCCCGGCTTGGGCCCCGGCAGAGATCACAGTGAAGGTCATGTCAGCCATGTCTGTTCTCCTTTTTGGGGCGCCGAGGCGCACCCGGTTCGTCTTCTTCTACCGGTAGGCGAAGAAGAGCTGGGTTGGGCCCGTGGCCATGAGCCCGGCGCCGATGGTGAACTTCCACTTGCCGATCTCGGAGGCGGGGTCGTCTCCGTCATCCACGTTGGTCTGCGTGACCTGGTAGATGTCGAAGTCGCTGGCGGTGGACGTGGCGTAGGCCCCGGTCGTACTCGTCATGATCGAGACGAGATCGAGATCCATGCTACGGTGCCAGTGGATGATGTAGACCGGGATGCCGGTGTTGTTGTCGCAGTCGCGATACCACTCCACCTTACGCGGAATATACGGGAAGTAAAACTCCGCGTCCGCGCCGCTGCTGGAGGTGAATTCTATGAGTTCGATAGAGGACTCGATCTCGGTCGCAGCCTCTCTATCCACGATGGTGATGGCCATTTCTGTTCTCCTTGCTTGTTCCCCGGGGGACGCTCGCGCGCCCCCCATGTCATGCGAATGGGCTAGTCGAGGGAGGTACACTCCACACGGCTCATCCAGTCGTCGTTGAGGATAACGGCGGTTCCGGCCGACTTCCAGCCAACGGTATGCCGCTGACGAAGTGGATCGGCGTTTCCGCCGGCCTTCTCCACGAACACGCCAGCCGCGCCACGCTGCAACGGCACGATGCCGTAGGCGTCACGAGCGAAGAACAGAGCGACGTAAACGTCGTTCAGCGTCCCCGTGGTGGACTTCATGCCGTCGCCGCCGACAGCCGCACCCACGTCCGGGAAAACCTTCGCGTTGGTGGACATGACGAACCGCACGTTGCGGTACTTGCCGACCTCGGTCTCCATGGTGCCGGAGATCGAAGCGTAGCGCTCGACAGGAGTGAACTCCTCGCCGAGGGTGAACCCACCGTTCGCGGAGAACAGATCGTGCTCCTGGTCGGTGTGGATCAGGCACCAGTAGCTGGCACCGATCGGGTAGGTGTTGATCTTGGTGCTACCAGCCACGATGGGAGTGAACGTCTTGGCGTCCGCTCCGCGAAGATCGCGAATGACCGCGTCGACCACGACCTGGTTGAGAGTTCCGCCCGCGAGGTTGCGAGTGGTGCCGGTGACCACGGTGCCGCTGCCGGTGAGAACGTCTTCCTGGACCACGTACACGGAGGTACCGGCCACGATGACTTCGCGGTAGACGGAGTCCATGGTCTCGCCCATGTTCTCGCCCAGCACTTCGCTGGACTCGGAGATCACGGCGTCGACGTGAGTCAGGTCGACCCAGTCGGTCACGAGCATCCAGTTACCGTACTGGCGCACCGTGGCGACGTAGTCGGTCTTCTGGAGAGCGGTACCGGTGGGGGTCACGCCATCGGACAGGGGAGTGGTGACCTGCGAGAGCTTCTCGTAGCGCCGGAAGACCATCTGCTGGCCGGAGCGCTGCGCGAGGGGCTTCTGCTGCCCGAAGCGCTGGTGCAGGAGAGCGGGCTGGGCCCGCATGAGAAGGTTCCGGTCGTAAACGCCCTGCGCTACGCGAGGCAGGTTCGTTTCGCCAGAAACAGCGGAACCGGTGGTCCGCATATAATCTACGGTTTGGAGCGGAGTGCTCATTTATCTTCCTCCGGGATGAAGCCGCTGGGCTACAAACCCTGCGACCTCTTGAAGTCTTCAAACTGGTCTTCGCTGAGCCCCCAAGGATCGACCTCGGGTTCGCGAAGCTCGGATGGGGTGGCAATTCCGCCACGGTTGGCTGGGGTAATCGCTCCTCGATGACCGGCCATATTGGCACCCGAACGAAGGGATTCCAGTTCCTTGTTGGCGTCGGCGAGTTGCACTTGCAGCGTGAGCGACTCCACCCCTACTCGGGTGTTGTACTCCGCTTGCTTCACCTGGTCCAGGCCCTGGTACTTCGCGGCCACCTGTTCCTTGACCTCATCGAACCCCTCCACGGATTCGGAGACCTCGGTGCGCTGCACGAGCTTGGTAGCTCCTTCGAGCGCGGGGCCGAACGCCTGCTGAAACTCTGCCATGAACTGCTTCGCGAACCGCTGGTTCTCCGAAGTGATCAGGCCCATGATGTCCTTCGCGGCGTCTTCGTCGAGATTGTCCAATGCGCTCAGATCCACCTGCGGTGCGGCAGGCGTCGGAGCCGGTTGCGGATCTTGCCCCGCGCTGCCTCTCATGGCGGCCAACGTGAATTCGTTGACTACCCCTTCGAGGCGATTGCGGTCCTTTAGCACTTCGTCAAGGCGCGAACGAGGGACCGTTCCCTGGCCTTCGTCTTCCTTCTTGTCGCCTGTTTCTGGCGGCGTGAAGTCTGAAGACGTCGGCGCTCTGTCGTCCAGCTCTGCGAATTGATCCGGTCGGTTCGTCATCTGGTTGCTCCCGTGTTTTACACCCCGGAGGGTCAGTCTTCGTTAGTGTCGGTACGCAGCGCGTATTCGACCCAGTTTAGCACCTCATCAAGAGATGCCTGTTTGCCTGCCTGATAAGCCGTCTTGACGGCATAATCTCCACCTGCTACATCGACCTCGGATGCCCTCTTGGCGGCCACATCTGCCTTGGCTTGCAGCGCGATAAGCAGGGTCCTAAACCCCGCGCTCAGCTCAGCCGCTTGTTGAAGCTCCTCCGCTAGCGCCAGGCCCTGCGGGAGAACTGCCGCTGCTTGGCGACGCCGCAGCCGCTGGTCCATCAGATCCTGAAGCTGACTCTTGTCCGACATTCGGGTTGCCTCCAAGCATCCCAGCGCTGATCATCTGGTCGAGAATGTCTTGCGCCCTGTCGGCGTCATTAAAGACCTTGTCCTCGTCGTGGAACCCCAGCAGGCGATACTGCTTCTTCATGAGTTCCAGTAGATTCAGAGCCGGGACTGTAAGTTGGTTCATGCTGTGTTGGCCGATGAACTGGGCTAGATTGATGATCTGCTCTTGACGGTCTGCGAAGTGCTTCGACCCCTTCGCGCGAATCGCCCACCCGCGGATGGACTCCGGGCTGATCTCGGTGATCTCGATCTTGCCGTCCTGGAGCTTCTTTGCGACGCGAGTCTTGCTCATGAACTGCGAATCCATCTGGACGAACAAGTTCAGGGACGCCTCGATCAGCACCAACTCTATGTGCTGGGCTATCTTGCCAAGCTCGGTGCCAACCACGTTCGCGTCAAGCGCGGTCTTCGTGGCTGACTCGCTGGTGCTGCCACCCATTGGGGTAATAGCCCTGGTCATCGATCGGTATTCGCGAACGAGATTGTCGACCTCCGCCATCGAGAACTGAACTCCCCTGAAGTCCTTGTCCAGCGGAACCAGGTTATCGAGCTGGCCCACCAGGTGCCGGCGGCCGGGGGCGCTCTTGGCGCGGGGGTCTGTGACCCCGTCGGCAACCATCTTGTACTCGGGATTGACCAGGGCAGCGATGATATCCACCGCCTGATTGACCCTGACGTTGATCAGGTTCGCAAGGCCCAGGTTGGGCTCTATGGGCCCCCATCCGTAGACCTGGCCCGGAACAGTGTTGTAGGTGGCCAACTGAGTCGGAAGCTCACCAGAGTAGAGGAAAGTGGGCTCAAAGCGTATCAAGCGCACGCGGTTAGCCACGGTGGCGATGAAGCTGACGTACACGCTCCGGCCGTCCGCGGCGCCATTGGGGATCTCCATGGTCCCGCTGGCCTCAAGGAGCTCCACCCCGGAGTTGATCGGCACATTCAGGCCGAAGGACCGGTATTGCAGGGCCAGATAGTCGTCTGCGGCCGTCTCCCGGTTCGCCTCGCTCAGGCCATCGGTGTCCTCGTAGACGCTGTAGCCCTCGTCGTCCTTCTCGGTCATCTGCTTCAGGGTCTCCTTAGAGACCCAAATCCTGCGAATGCGAAGCGCGTGCTTCGGATCTGGGCTGAACGGGTCGATGACGAAGTTGAACGGATCGCCGATCTCGATGGTCGGGCCCTCGTAGGCGATGTCCCGGCTGACTGCCGGCGGCTCGGGTACCCTGAAATCCGCCGGAGGCGGCGGGGGCGGTTGGCCGGCCCGCTCGGCTTCGACCCGCATAACCTCCATGGCAGCAACGGTTTTGTGGTATTCTGCGAATTCGGCCTTGTTCTTCTCTTCCCACTCGGCCATGGCGGCCTGGTAGGCGGGGTAGTTCACGGCCTTCTCGATGCGCCAACCGACGGTATACGGGCAGTTGCCGGTGATTATCAGCCATTTCATGGCCTCAGAAATCTTCTGGTGATACAGACACTCGTGCTGCTGCTGTCGAAGAAGGTGGAAGGCTTCCTCGGCAGCATCGTCGTCGTACTCGGCCCGGCCGTACATCGCCGGCTCGACGTACATCCAGCGGTCGTCTGGCAGGATCATGGACATGAGTTGGGAGTGGAGGGTCTCTACGGCGTCGTAAGTTGCACTGTAGTAACGACTTGAGCGGTTCGCCTCCTTCGAGGCGTCCTGCCAATCATCGTCGAACGCGCAGAGGTAGGCCCTCATGCAGGCGATCCACTTGTTTTCCTTCTCTGTGCGAACGAGCTTCAGATTCGTCCATTTGTCGACGACGAACTGAATTACGTGCGAAGGATCAGTTCCCTTGACGATCATTACCAACCACCAAACTGAGTTTCGGACCTCGCCTGATCGATCCGCATTATTTGTTTCAATCTCGCGAGTTCGTCAAGCTCTACTTTTGTGTGGACCCGTTTGGCTACAATGCCCCTAAGTGTATCGTAAGCATGGTCTTCCGCATGCGTATCTACGTCCCCGCTGCCGTTGGAGTCCAAGGGGATGGATTGTAGCGTGCGAATCAAATTCGTGCAGCAGTCCATGATTCTGAGCCTTGAAACCCCATTCGTGACGCGAAGCAGGGAATGGATCTGAGCTTTCTGGGCGAGGCGCGAACCGGGGCCCTTGGGCCATTTGCGCCACCCGAGCTGATATCCGCCCAGCTTCTCGAACTGCGTCTGGCCGCTGCCGTGCTCGGCCCAGCACTGGGGGTCCAGCCACGCCTCGGTGACCTGCCAGCCCTGCATGCGCTCCATCTCGATGATCTTGTCCCGAACGATCTCCTCGTCCTCCCGGGAGCCCATCCCGCTCTTGCGGCCCTTACCGTACAATTCGCCGCAGATTACCACATTGCCGTCGAAATCAGCGTATCCCCACAGGACGCAGTATGGCTTCTCGTAGCCCCAGTCCATGGCCCGCCAGATCGGGACGCCTGTCGGCACCCGGTATGTCATGCAAATGTGGGTTTTCTTGTCGAATTCGGGGAATGCCGCGCCAGAGACGATATCCCAGTCCCCGTCGCGAAGGGCCCTGCGAAGTGCCGGATCCGGGATCGAGTCCAGCCGCTGCATGTAGGTGCGGTCGTTCGCCATCAGGATCTTGTTGTCGGTCAGCTTCGCGGGGATGAAGCAACGGTGGCGTACCTCGCCGCCCTCCTGGAACGGAATCGGCGTCATTCCCGGAATAGTGCCAATACCGTAGCGTTCCTTCACCCAGGAGTGCCCGATGTTCCCGGGGTTCGTGGCCGCTCGCATGTAGCAGGGGGCGCCCTGGGCGCTTCGCAGGCGGGTGAAGAGGTACTCGATGTACCAGTCCGAGCCCCAGTGGGTCAGCTCGTCGAACCCGATCCAGGAGAACTGGTGGCCCTGGTACTTGTAGACGTCGATTTCTGCTTCGAGGGCGCGAAGCTGGAGCGTGGCCGTGCCCTTGCCGGAGAAGCTGGGGATCTCCCAGGTGGTCCTCCCGCGCTTGTAGCAGTCGATACCGTATACTGGTGAAAGTATCTCTATACTTCGCCGCTCAAGCTCTTCGAGGTTCTTGTAGGTCTTCCTGAAGAGGATGCCGCGCCAGGCTGACCCGTACAGCTCAATGCCGGAGCAGTAGTCGCCGAGCAGCCCATCGGACTTGCCGCCGCCGGCCGCGCCTCCGTAGAGCACGTCCTCGAACCGGCATTTCAGGAAAAGCTCCTGGGGGCCGGGCTGCGGTGTCCAGATTACTCGTTGATCACTCGGGGGTGCTTCCATGCAGCCATTAAGCAGCAACTTGGCGGGTGTGTCAAGGAGAGGAGAGTCTATAGCTCCGGTTTTCTTCGCAGAGATCCTTCTTCAGCATAAGCTCTTGATACGCGACCTCATCGGAGAGTTCCTCCGAGACTGAAGTCCATGTCTCCTCCCCGAAGAGGTCGCGATCATCAAGTACAATTACTCGGCAGGACACTGTTTCCCGTCCGGTTCGCCGATAAACTCCTCGTCGATCTCCTCGCGAAGCACACCGCAATTCGGGGGCGCGTTGACGCCGATCTGGGCTACCCCGCCCTTGACGTTCACGACGCAGACCCTGATCGGGAACTGCAAGCCGGGAACCCGGATGTGAAGTGACTCGCCCTTTTTCCGTCGTAGAACCAGCATGTTGTTCTCCTCGTTAAGTGAGCTTCTTCACGAACACTTCGCACTCGGCATAGATCGTGTTCGACGTGTAGGAGCTGTCGGTGTCGTCGACCTTGACCAGAATCTCGATGTAGTCGCCGGCGGACAGGTGGGCCACTGTGACCAGGCGCGGCCTGGCGTCCCCGTAGGCGGACCCGCGGGAGTAGCTGGTCCCGCTGCCCCTCAGAACGATGGTCGACCCGTTGACCCTGTAGCCAATGATGAACGAGGTGCGCCCAGTTCCTCCCTGGGTAATGGGGATAGCGGCACAAATCTCATAGGCCCCGTCCTCATCGACCTCGATCCGGCTGATGTTGACCGTCAGCGAATGAGTGAACTTGGACGTGTCGGTGTAGAGCCTGGAGTCCCAGTCTATGTAGGTCACGGTCCCGTTCGCGCCGCCTACGTTCTGCGAAGCGGACACCGTCTTGGTCAGGTGAATGAACGGGATAACCGGGTCGCCTCCGCCACCGGCCGGCGTCTCCCAGGCTGCCGCGCCCGCCCCGTCGGACGTGAGCACCTGGCCATCACTGGACGCCCCGGCGTCCACCAGGGCGGCCGTGATCTCGTCCAGCGGCGCCAGGTCGCCGGAGTCGCCGATGTCAGCCAGAAGGTGTCCGTGGCCAGTGGCCGACCTGGTCGCGATCCTGGTCTCGATATGGCTTGACGAGAACAGCTCTGTAGTGGTGGCCCCGGCGTCGTTGATGATGCGATGCTTCACGCCGTCGGAGTCGGCCAGCAGATCGTGGCTTATGCCGCCGGGAGTGACCTTCTTCTTGTCGAACACCGCCGAGTCCGAATCCTCGATCATCAACACGTCTGCCGCGACGAGCGCCGCCTTGCTGGCCAGCGCGTTGACCTCGCCGGTCTCGTCGTCGTGGATGGCGCTGATGTCGTTCTGGTCGGACCAGCCCATCGTGTAGTCTCCGCTGGCGGTCTTCGACATGACCTGGCCAATCGTACCTCCGGGGATGACGAAGCCGCCCTCTTCGAGGAACGCATCATCCTTGATCACGTACTTTTTGCCGTCAGCCGGAGGCCAGTCCTCGGCCGCCAGTTCCCCGGAGTCGCTGACGTCACTCAGATCGTGCCCGTGCCCGACGTTCGACTTCCCGGACAGGTCCCCTTGAATCTTAAACGCCGACAGCAGATCAGTGTCCAGGACGCTGCCGTCGTCGATGATCCGGTGCTGCGCGATAGCGGAGACGATGTCGTCGTGCTCGATCTGGTCGGGCTCCCAATACTCGGCGGCGTTGTTCCACACCACATGCTTGTTGGTCGCGTCCTGCGCTCCACCGTTGAAGTCTGACAGCGACGTCAGCTTGTTTACAACACCGGAGTCCACCAGGATCACGCCCGCGCCTATGCTGGAGACAATGCAGTAACCGATTCTGGCCTTGTAGCTCGGGGCTCCTGCCGGTGACGTGGCGTACCCTCCCGCCACCGAATCGGAAAGGAAGACGTAAGACCCAGCCGCGAAGGCGGATGTATTGATGTCCCTGACGAGCCCCTTCACCGTAACGTACCCGTTGGAGTTGTGGGCAATTTCCTCTGTAGCGAGCCCCACGAGTATCGCCGTCGATTTGTCGTCGGCCTTGGACAGGGCAATCAGCGGCATGTTCCCGCTTGCACCGCTGATGTAGACCGCGGCTCCGTTCGCAATCGGAACGCCAGTGGTATTGCGACACTTGACGACATGCTCCTGACCAATCTGGAGGTTCACGTTTCCGCCCGGCAGCCCAAGCTCCAGCGTGCCGTCGTCCTCGCTCCACCGCAGCATGCCCTCCTCCATGGAGGTGACCGGCTCCAGCTCGAACTTGATGGCGTCGGGATCTGCGGTGCCATCTCCGCGAAGCCAGGTGCTCGCCCGGTCCTCGGTGTGATACTGCGGATGATCGTCGTCAGCGAGGCCAGAGAGCCCGCCGTGATCTGTGATCGACGACGCTCCTTCGCGGCTGCCACCACTGGTTCGCCAGTCGATGTAGTCGCCGCCGTCGTCCGTCGTGATGATCTGGCTTTGCACGGCATTCGTGTATGAATCGGCCGTCTTGATGATAAACGTGGCCACCGGGATGAACTCAGGCGACAGCGCCGCGACGGCTCCGGCATTCAGCGACTCAAGCTCAACCAGGGCGCCGGCCTGCGCCTGCCCCCGAGTGAGGTAGGTATCCTGCCCCATGATCAGCACCATGGGCTCTGCGTTGCTGTTCGAGGCGTAGAGGTGCATCAGCACATGCTGATTGTTTCCGACCTCGGAGAGCCCCCAGGTGCCGCCTAGCTCCTGGTTCCACGAGGCCCGCCCGGTGCCGCCGAAGGGGTGTACGACGAAGTCAGTCGCCGGCAGCTTGACCCAATAGGGCAGCGTGCTGACGTGGTAGTAGATCGGCAGGTTGGCTATCGGGGCCAGGTCCTGTGGGGCTCCGTCGTCGATGGTATGTTTGATGTCCTCGTCATAGAACACACCGTTGCCTACCGACACCTGGGCGTGCGAATCAAGGTTGCCCCCGCCGTCAGTAATCATGTTGCCCGGCGCGAGGCCGCTGGCGTAGGCGGAGCCGACGGTGTGATGTAGCCTTCCGTGCGTGGCTGGGTCCATGGCCCACGTATGAAGCTCGACTCCGAGTAGGTTGTGGACCGCCCCGGAGGAATACCAGTACACGACGGCGACCAGCGCCCACTCGTCCTGCTCTATATCCCAGGGGGTCCGCGAAGCAGTCAGCGTGTTGCCGACGAAGTAGATGAACCACAGGCCGCTGATGTCGTCGATCACCACGTCTGCGGGCGCAGACTTTACGCGCCTGATCCCTGCCGACCAATACTCGAACTCCGCCCCGGTGGGCGCGATGGTGAACGTCCGGGTGCCGTCGTCAAACGACATGACAACCGTGGATTGAGCATCCAGGCCCCAGCCGTTCTTGCGCGTGTACTGCGGATGATCGAGACCCTCCAGGCCGATCAGGTCTATACCGTGATCGTGGCCATGGGGGTCGTCGGACTTGCCGGCCAACTGTGTCTTGATCTCCTCCGAGGACATCAACTCGGTCAGGGAGAACCCGGCGTCGTTGATGATCCTGTGCTCGCCGTCAAGGAAGTTGTCCAGCGCGTCGTGGTCGATGGCACCCTCGTGTTGGGTGACGCTGCTCTCGGAGATCCTGGCGTTCGCGAAGGAGCCGGAGACCGTCTCGGCTGCCGCGTGATCATGCGGATCATCCGACTTGCCATCCAGCAGCACGTCGACCTCAGACTCCCGGTAGTACCTCGCGTCGCCCCTGGAGTCGGTGTGATACTGGGGATGATCGTCGTCGAGCAGAGATGGGCCATCGAGCAGGCCATGATCCGTGGTGCCACCGCCGCCGCTGCCGGTGACCCAGTCGGCGTCGTAGTCGGCGTCGCTTATCTTGGTGAGAATCTGACTCGTCGCGCCCCCTCGCGGAACCATGTACGGCTCCACGAGGGCGACGATCTTACGGCGGAGCTCAAGGGTCCATACTGGCAGTGCCATAATCTTCTCCTTGGGGGAGCTCGGGGATGCGCTCCCATTCGTACTGGGGCGGGGCGGAGGTGTAACACGTAACCAGAATCCACAGGGTCCCGTCGTTCGCAGTGACCAGGACAGTGCCGTCGCCTAGCTCGTGGAGCTTCTCGACCTTGCGGTGGACTATAGCCACGACTCGCCCAATCCCGTCTTGGTGATCTGGCTTTTCCGCAAGAGCTCTGCAAGCTCCCGGCATTTCTCTGAGGAGCGAACCCGCTGGGCTTCCGATTCCCGCGCCGCAGTGTGCGCGAAGTCGATCTGCTCCCGGCATTTCTTCTCCGCTAAGCCGACAAGTCTCTGGTAGTGGAGTTTCGCTTCTAGGTGAATCGCCGATGCTTCTCTCTTTAAAGCCCATATTGAGAAGGTAAGGACAATCGCGCCGCCCACACAGACACCGAGAAGGATTAGAAGGACTGAACCCATGACGAACCTCCTTGTTCATGACTGCTCCCGTTGAAGACCCTCGTACTTGAACTTCGCGCCGGCGTCGGCGCACTTCTTCTCGTGCTCGTGGTCGAGGACCTTCTTCAGCCGCTGGTTCTCCGAGCGGAGATCGGCGACGTGGCGGCGATGGCTGCCCTCGCTGGCTTCGGACATCGACAGCTTCGCCTCGGCCCGATGCTGGGCCGAGATCGCGTCGGCCGCGAGCGTACCGGCCCTGAACAGGCGAAGGTTCGCGCGCTCGATGGCGTCATTGACGCGGCGAAGCTCGCGCTTCCTGACCCCGGAGTTCCGGCAGGCGTTGAGCAGGGTGTCCAGTGGGACCTGCATGATTTCCTCGCGAGCCTTGTTGCACTCCGGGCAACGTCCGTGGGGGTTCGCGTCGTTGAAGATCAGTTCGCAGCCGCGGTACCCGCAGCCACAAATGAACAGGTAGTCTTTGTGCAGAGCGTTCATGACTTGTTCTCCTGCTGTAGGTGATACGTGGGCGTGAAAATTGCAGCCACGCACTTCTTGAGAAGGGATCCGTTGATGACCATTCGCTCGCAAGCATCGCCGACGTCTACGTAGACTGCGATGAGGTCTTCATCTCTCACATCGTGAGTGACGATATCTTCGCCCTCGGGCCCGTCCATGAACTGGCACGGGATCAGCTTGACGTCCCTGGGCGCAAAGCGAAGCCCCCACTCCTTGGATGCAAGCACAAGCTCCGTCATTTGACCGGCGGTGATGTTGGTGACTAGGGCTATGACCGCCAGGCGAAACGGGTCAGCGTCGGGCTGATTGACCGCCGTCACGTCCGGGCCACCCGCTGCTCGGTAGTGCTGCTTGGTCTCGTGCGTGTCGCCTCTGCCCGGCAGAGCAGTGTGCTCGTTGCCGTGAAGGTCCACCCAGTGGACGGCAACTTCTTCTCCGGGATTGATGACGATGTTGATTCTGGGCTGTGTTTGGTAGGGTTTGTCCAGCGGGTCCATCATGTTAAACCATCCAGGTTCGAGTGGCGGTGCGCCGAGGCGTCTGCTTGCTGCTCCCGTAGGCTCAGCGCACCAAGCCCCCTACAGGAGCGGGTCCTCGTCGGTGATTTCGAAGTCGACGTCGACCACGACATCGACCTCGACGGCCTTTTCGATCTCCTCAACCAGAGGGAGAGGATCGACGATGGCCGCCAGCATCTTGTAGCTGAGAAGGTGCTTCGGCTGAGGGAACCCAGACACGATGACCGTGTCGCCGGGATGCACTGTGTGAATCTTCCCCATTAGAAGACCCCCGGTTCGTCGTGGAGCGCGTCCAGGATCTTGGCCTCCATCTGGCAGAGCTTCACCAGGCCACCGATGCCGCCCATTTCAGCATAGTGGTCCGTGTGGAACTCGCGCAGAGTAGCGAGAGCAGAAAAGATCGCGAAGTCGCCGACTGGAACTCTGTTCATTTTTTCAGGCATTTTGCCACCTCCTGTGTTCAGCCTTGCAGGCTTTTGAAAATGGGGCCGGGCCGATCGCCCACGTTCTGCTCCGGCCCCCTGTGGCAGCCGAGGTGTGTCATCTCGGCCATCGCAGCGTCAATATACCCTACCGCCTAGGGGTGGTCAATGCACATTATCACTGATCTGCGAGCCGGCGGCGATTTTTTTCCTTGACATCCTTCCTCCCCTGCACTTACTTTAGCCACCAGGTAATTGAAACCTAGTTTCTAATGTCTACTATATGCTGTCTTCCCTACCATAGGAAGTAAGACCCCCTCCTAATCCTCCGTTCGGTTCCGATATCTACGATATCTACACCTCACTCGTCCTAATGGTTCCCCCATTAAACGACTTACGGCATTCTGAATTGATTCTCATCAGCACACTCGACTTGGGGCACCAAGCCTAAAGGCCGCTTTGGATGGACGGAGAAGGTACCGATCACTGATTATGTGTCATTCTCATAATCCATTATCACAGGTACTGTGTCACCCCGTAACGCAGATCGGCTCTTTTTCAAAACTATAGATTAGAGGCCCTGAGAAGGTACGGATCACTGATAATGATCACTGATCGATCACTGATCGTAAAACCGTACTATGGGGTGAGGAGATTCGCACTCTGAGTGCTCATGACACGCTCTGATACCACCCGGGAAATGGTCACTTTTTGTCAGCAGTTGCCTGCTTGCAGGCGAGACCAGCCTCGACGATCCCGAGCTTGATCTTCCAAGCCCTGGTAGTCTGGTAGGTTTTGTGGATGATGCGGAGGACCCTGACGGCCTTTGCGAAATCGGCCCTGGTCGGCTCTCTACGGCTTGTCATTGCGAGCCAATATCAGTATGCCGGCCCAGAGGAAGAGCATGCCAAAGGCTGATTGTACCCAAGTGGGTATAGGCAGGAGGGGGTCTATCAAGGCCGGGCCTCCCGCACGAACTGGCGGAGCTCACTCATATCGAAGAGTTCGCCCGGGCAGGTCTTCCCGGAATAGTCCCGATGGGGTACGATATCGTCGACGCCTAGTTTGAACTGTTCGCACCAGGGCGCCAGCACGCGAAGGGCTGCTTCGCGGAGAAGCTCCTCTGGGGGGATCTGCGAATCGTAGTCTCCGACGAAACAGAACCCCAATGAACGCGAATTGTATCCGGCGACATGTGCGCCGATCGCCAGCACCGGACGGCCGTAAAGCACTATGGGCCTTGGCTTTGCCCAGCACGAGCGCAGGATCATTTCAGCGCCGGCGTGATATCCGATGTCTGAATAGTGGTTTTTTACGACGTGGTAATTGCGAATCGCTTCCCAGCTCAAAGTCCCCGAGTCGTCGGTCGCCGAGTGGTGAATGACGATCATTCGCGGCTTGAAAGTGCTACCCCTCATCGAGAATCCTTTCGGTCGGGAATTCTGGCTCGGCGACTGATGTCCCCTCTTGCGGCAGGACGTCGGACCCGCGCTCGTAGCACTTGGGCAGTCTCAAGTACCGCCGGCGTCCGTCCCTGTAGACGTTTGCACCCCTGCGGGCCTCTTCTGCATCGTACAACGTCGCCATCACGCACCTCCTGTGTTAGTTGCCGGGGCCCGGGGGTCGAACCCGAGAGCCGCCTCGCCCATTGCGCGCCTGGGCTAAGGGGGTCGCAGCCGCACCCCCAGCATCATTATCTCCGCCGTCTCCCCGCGAAAACCTTCCCAAATACCGAGCCGGCGTGCCCCGTGGAGGGCGTTTGCCGCGGAACGGCGAAATATCCAACGTGAATCTTCGGCGATCCAGTGCGAATCTTCATATTCGCGAAGCTCGGGAGCTTGAAAGTTTGGGGAATACGGTTCGCACCCCCTCCACCGGCCCTCATACCCTTGAGCTGGGGATGTGTCGGTGCCCAACTACCCTTTTTCTGCATCAGCGGGCTCCTTTTCGGGTTCGGTGGTCCTCTTGTCGCCCGGCCAGCCCTTCCCGGACATCCACCGCTTCAGAATATCGCTCATGACGCCACCATCACAGACCAGCGCCAGAGCGCACCAAGCATGAGACCCAACATGAGCAGCAATAATGCCTCAAGGCGGTCATCGCGGCTCATTTCGGAGCCTCCGGCGCCGGGATATCGAGAGAATCCTCCCAGTCCCACCCAGACGCCCACATATCCAGCACGATGTCAGGCTTCCCGTTCCTGAAAACCACGATATGGTCATCGATTTCCGCTGCTGCCGGCCTCTTCTTCATCCGAACCTCCAGGTTGATCACTTCACGGACTCTACACTAAACGTCGCCTCTGTCAAGTGAATAGAGTTTTTACAGGAAATGGGGGAGTGGACATGTTAGAGAGCGAACAGCCAAGCCAAGGACCCCCTACCCCACCTCCTCTGAGGGGGGCGCAGGGTCCACATCACCCTTCGCAGGCGAATCAGGAGGGATACACTCCGCAACCGTCTCTGCCCAATCCTGGACTGAATCACCCACCTTTCCAGGGATCACTATAACACCGTGGTTTATCAACGTCTTAGCGCTATCAGCACCCTCCTGGCCTGGCCCTCCCTCGATACCAAGACAAAGACGGTCCAGCTTT